GTAATGGCCTCTAAAACATTTGACCCAACAAAGTTTCGCAATAGTTTAACAAAATCTATTGATGGAATGAGTTCCGGATTTCACGATCCTACTGATTGGATCTCAACCGGAAGTTATTCGCTTAATTATTTAATTAGCGGAGACTTTAAAAAAGGTATTCCGCTAGGTAAGGTTAGTGTTTTTGCTGGAGAATCAGGTTCTGGAAAAAGCTATTTTTGTTCTGGTAACATTGTTAAAAATGCACAAGAGCAAGGTATCTTTGTTGTTCTAATTGATAGCGAAAACGCACTCGACGAATCGTGGCTACATGCACTAGGTGTTGACACAGATGAATCAAAATTGTTAAAACTCAACATGGCAATGATCGACGATGTTGCTAAGACTATTTCGTTGTTCATGAAAGATTACAAAGCAATGGACGAAAAAGATCGTCCTAAGGTACTATTTGTAATTGATAGCTTGGGTATGCTTATGAGTCCTACAGAACTAAATCAGTTTGAAGCAGGGGACATGAAAGGTGACATGGGTCGTAAGGCCAAAGCACTTAAAGCATTAGTTACCAACTGTGTAAACATGTTTGGTAGCTACAACGTAGGCATGGTTGTTACTAACCACACTTATGCAAGCCAAGATATGTTTGATCCGGATGATAAAATTTCAGGCGGTGCAGGTTTTATCTATGCAAGTTCTATTGTAGTTGCAATGAAAAAACTCAAACTCAAAGAAGACGAAGATGGTAACAAAACTTCAACTGTAAACGGTATTAGAGCATCGTGCAAAATTATGAAAACACGATATGCAAAGCCATTTGAATCTGTACAAGTTAAGATTCCTTACGAAACTGGCATGGACCCTTATAGTGGGTTGTTTGACATGTTTGAATCCAAGGGCTTGTTAGAAAAGATTGGAAACCGTTATCAGTATATTACTAGCGAAGGCGAAGTATTGCTTGAGTATAGAAAAAACTGGACAGGTGAATTATTAGATCGCGTTATGGAAGACATGCCTAATAAAAAAGCATCTATGGTAAATACCGAAGATGCTGATATAGAAGCAGTTGTTAGTAACGAGGAATAATTTAATGAATGAAGTACAAATTGCAGACATTTGGATGTTATTTAAAGAGTATGTTGACAAGAAAAACGTAAGCATTGCTGCTGAAAAATTTGTTGACATTTTAGCAGATTATGGTGTTTCAGATGAAACTTTTCATTCTCTACTAGGTGTTGAAGGTCATCTTGACGATGCAATTAATTACTATCTCGACTTAGATTCAGATCTTGATGAAGACGACGAGGATTAATAATGGGATGGTATTCAGAAGTATCAAGAGATATTTCAAAAATTCCTGATGCAATACAATACTTTGAAAGCGAGCTTTTAGAAGCTCGCTTTGAAGTCAAAATTAAAGGCAGTATCGAACGTGCATCTGCAGACATGCCGGGCATAGTAGAACACCGATTTAATCAACTTCAAGAAATTGAAGCAATCTTAGAATATTTAAATATAGAACTTCGTAGACTGCGTAGTATGTTTTTCAAAAAATATCTCGAAAACTACCAACGTGCATTATCTAGCAGAGATGTCGAAAAATACGTCGACGGTGAAGCTGATGTAGTTGACTATGAAAAGATTATCAATGAATTTGCATTACTAAGAAATAAATGGCTTGGTGTTTTAAAAGCATTAGATCAAAAGCAGTGGCAGATAACTAATATTGTAAAACTTCGTGTTGCAGGAATGGAAGACGCTTCACTATGAAACTACCTAAATTGCAAGGAAATAAATCTACACAAAAACATGTGATTTATTTTTCTTGCGACTTAAAATATTATCAAGAACACGGAATACCGTTAATTAAAAGTATTGTTAATACAATATCTTGGATCGGTGTTCATGTTCATTTAGTATTGTACAGACCCCCTACTAATTTATTTTATCATAAACGTGTTTCTTACACATATGAAATCATTACAGAAGAATTTGTAAATTCTATTGTGTTAGCAACTGATAGCGGCAAGTTAACTATCAATAAAGAATTACTACATACCGACAACGATTACAGAATTAAAGAAATAATTTATTTTAGTTGTGCTAGATTCTTAAAATTATCAGAGTTGTTTCAAAAAAATCAATTTGTATTACAAATAGATGCCGATGCTATTTTGTTTAACGAATTTTCTTTAAACGAATTTAAAGACGTAACGATTAAACCAAGAGGCATGAGAAAACCAAAAGATCCAAATACATTAATTGCTAGTTGTATTAGTTTAGGCACAGGCGATGCTGGCGAGCATTTTAAAAAAGTTTTTTCAGACTTACTATATGAAGAATTTTCTAAAGGTGCGTACTGGTATATAGATCAAGAAATGTTAAAAAAAGCATTTTATAATATAAGCTTTGAAACAATAGACACAAAATGGTGCAATTGGGGTCTTAAAAAGACAGATTATTTTTCAACTGGCAAGGGTAATAAGAAAACTCACCCTAGGTTTTTAGAAAGAGTGAGTGTATGGAAGGATACATAATATATCTTCCAGAATATGCTAACAGTGTTAGATGGGCATACAATGCTCTTGACAGTGCAAAAAAACACAGTTGGAACGTACAACTATATAACGGCATCAATGGCACTAGAATGAAAATACAAGATGCTGGATTATCTGTATATGCTCATTCAAAAAAAACAAAAAGATTATTTGAAAAACCTGGCGTACACGGATGTTTTTTGTCTCATTATCAATTATGGAAAAAATCAGTTCAAACAAATAAAACTATTGCAATTTTTGAGCATGACGTTGAGTTTTACAAACCTCCAATTTTAAATAACTTTACAGAAGTTTTAAAACTAGAAGGGTTTGTTGAAGCAAAACCAATATTACCCGGAAAGTGGTGGGAAGGTGCAAGAGCATATGTTATAACTCCAATGGCTGCAAATAAACTAGTAACTTGGGTTAAAGAAAACGGTGCTATGCCGGCAGATTGGATGTTGTGTGATGGTATTGTCGACGTTAAGTTTGATAATAACGAACTAGTTGGGTATTGTAAAAACACTTTTAGTTTTACAAAGGATTTATAATGAAAAGATTAATATATCAAGTATATGTTGGACAAACAAGCAATCTATACGATGCATGTATAAAAAGTGTGTCTGACTATTGTAGAAAATACAATATAGATCATATTGTACAAAAAAATTCTATACTAAGAATTCAACCAGACTTGTCAAGAACCGGCAGAAGCAAAGAAGCAGTTAGTAGATTAGGATATCTACCTATCTTCGAAAAAGAAAATGCATTTTCCTATATCGACAAATACGATCAAATTGCAATAGTTGACAGTGACATCTTTATTAAATCAACTGCCCCAAACATCTTTGAAAGTTTTGAAAACACGTATGACTTTGGTGCAGTAGCAGAAAGAGAATTGCCTTGCAACAAAAAATATAAATCAAAAATAACAAAGTATTCTCATAATGCATTTGGAAACTTAAAAGACGTAGATTGGCGATGGAACGATCTCGGTGCTGAATTTTATAATATGGGACTAATGCTTTTTAATTCAAATAATTTTAAAAAGTACTTAAAAAATCAAACTCCAAGAGAATTTATATCTAGACCGGAATTTAAAGATTTTGTTGACGGAGTTGGATTTTATAGATGGTCAACGGATCAAATGCTGTTAAACTGGTGGGTTAAAAAAGAATCCATGAATGTTAAAAACTTAGATTGGCGATGGAACGGTTTGTACAAAGGTATTGATGATAAGTACTTACAAGATGCACATTTTGTACATTTCTTCTTAAAGGATCTATTGCCCGACCGTGGTGAAAATGTAGACCAACTCATGAAAGCTATTCGATGAAGAATATTATCCTACAGCATTTTGACGGCGAACTGAGAGAACTGGATAAACTTTCAATCGACAATATTAGTCAATATGCTGACATGATTGGTGCAGAATATAAACTTATTAGAGGTAAACCCTTTGACGACAGTTTAACTTCTCCGTGCCAAAAGGTCCATATGATTGCTGAAGAGTGGGACGAATACAGTAATGTTCTGATGTTAGACATTGACATGTTTGCTCCTATTGGAATGGATGTAAATGTTTTTGAACAACCCGGTGTAGGTCTTTATGGAGATGTACAAAAAAAACTTCATAAAGAACTTGTCAAAAAATACAAGTTGTTAGGAAGCTATTCAGCACCGTACTGGGGTGGTGCAATCTATAAAATGTCTAGACCCATGAGACAATCTTTAAGAAACGGCCTAAACACAGACACTTCCTGGATGTTAAATTTTAGTCAACCCTATCGGTTTGAAGACGAAGGAATTATACACGTTCTAGCATATCTAGCTGGATTACTATCCAGTGACGACATGTACCTAGAACCTAAGTGGTGTCAATGCAGTTTTCTACCAAATCCCGAGCAGGCCGGTTTTATACATATTAGGACAAAGGTAACTCCGCAAGGTCCTAAAAGAGAAAAAATAGAAAATTATAACGCTTTAGTAGAAGCAGGTGTCCTATGAAAAATTTAATCTATCAAGTTTGGGCAGGCAAATTAAGACCTGGATGTGAATATAGTGCTAAACTTGTAAAAGAATATGCCGATCGTATCGGAGCCGATTATCGTCTTGATATCGATCCTAATATTGCAAGTTCTAAATGTGACGTTCCAATGTATTTTGAGTGGCTGAATCCTCTTTTGGATGATTCATTCCTTGAGTACGATAATGTTGCTGTACTAGACCTAGACGTATATCCTGTAGACGGGTTAACAGAAGATATTTTCCAAGTTAGCTTAGGATATGACTGTGGTATTTGTACAGAACCTTTCCAGGGTAAGTATCGTGCTTCTACTACTATAGGCGGACATATTAATGCTCAGA